GTGGCGACGTCTGTGGCGACGTATGTGGCGTCGTCTGTGGCGTCGTATGTGGCGGCGTATGTGGCGTCGCGTGTGGCGGCGTCTGTGGCGTCGTATGTGGCGGCGTATGTGGCGTCGTCTGTGGCGTCGCGTGTGGCGGCGTCTGTGGCGTCGTATGTGGCGACGCGTGTGGCGGCGTCTGTGGCGTCGCGTGTGGCGACGCGTGTGGCGGCGGCTGTGGCGACGTCTGTGGCGGCGTATGTGGCGACGTATGTGGCGGCGTCTGTGGCGACGTATGTGGCGACGCGTGTGGCGGCGCGTGTGGCGGCGTCTGTGGCGTTTTTATTTGCCAATAAGACGCTAGAAAATCCACCAGCAACTGCCATCACCAAAGGGCTTGGAACTATAATAACTTTCGGTTCTTTTAATCCGGATACTTTATACAGCTCTTTTATCGCAGGAATAATTTTAGAAGGATCTATGGGCGCAGTTCTAAAAGCCCGTTTAATCCATAATTGAGTATGGATTTTCATTTTTTCTAATTCTTCTGGTGTAACTCCGCCTTCAGCACAATCTGGACGACGTACTATTTTGCTCATTTTGGTTTCCTCCCTTTATTGTAATTAACCTATTAGTCCGCTACTCGTGCTGACACTTGTTCAAGCGCAGACCATTGACGCTGACGTTTGATTTCATAAATACCAGGCTCAAGAGTAATGGTGTCATGCTCTTCATGAGTTAATGGAACAGTGAAACAAACTTCAAGAAAGCGACGATTGCCTTCTAAGTACATGTCGCATTTGTCGATATCTTTAATAGCGTGCGCATGTCCGGTGACTTCGCCGTATTCAAGAACTACTCGGTCTTGTGGACGAGATTGTTTCTTTGCGGCGGCAGGAAGTTTATCTAGTTTGATAATACAAACGTCGCCTTGATAGAATTGTTTAGTCATAAATTCATACTCCTTATTTGATAACCTAACGGAACGATATCATAACCTATTTAAAAACACAACAGGGAACTTGCCAATTCCTTTGCAAATTCCCTGTATGCGTTTAGGTTATTGACAAAGGGAGGAAATCCATTTGCCAGTCATATAATGACATAACTTAGAAAGATTAAGAACAACATGTTTGCATAAAAGAACCAGATAAGTTTTCTATTAAAGAAAGCTAGTATCAATAGTGCTGATAATAAATATCCTTCATTGATTGGGATTGTCATATATTTCCTCAATATTGTCATTTTTATGTTTCATCCGTTTAAAATAGTACTTCATAATTTCCTCCATTAACCTAACGGAACTATCATATCATCTTAGCTTGTTTGCGAATCGGGTTAAATCTGGTTGATAATCCAGCTCGACCACTCCGGTGCGCCCATGTCTATTTTTGGCAATGATTAATTCTGTCTCAGGATTCTCAATATCTTTGTTCTGGTAATTCGACCGATAAATGAAACCAACGACGTCACTATCTTGCTCAATACTGCCGGAGTCTCTTAAATCGCTTAGAACCGGTCTTTTATCATTTCGAGACTCAACCGCCCGGTTAAGTTGAGATAGGGCTATTACAGGAACGTCTAGCGACCTTGCGGTGAGTTTTAATTCCCGGCTTATGGCAGCAATTTGATCATTTCGATGTTGACCATGCAAAGCCTTAACGATTTGCAAGTAGTCAACAACTATCAAGCCAAGATTGGGAATAAGTGCCTTTAGTCTCTTTGCTCTTGACCTAATCATGTCAACAGATAGATCGCTTAAGTCAGACAAGTAAAGCGGGATGTCACCCAGTTGCCACAGTGATTTGCTAACCATATTCCACTGCTGAACGTTCAATGAGCCTTTACTAAGCATCCTGCCGCTAAGCTTGGCTGAACTTGATAGAACACGCTTAGCTAACTCTTTCTTGGACATCTCTAAGCTGAAGAACAAGACAGGTTTATTCTGGTGGATGGCAACATTCTCAGCTATGTTTAAAGCCAAAGTCGTCTTGCCAACCCCAGGACGTGCTGCTAAAACGACCAGATGCTGTGGTTGCAGACCGTCGATCATTTCATCCAGCTCATGGAAACCGGTAGATATTCCAAGCAATGAGCCTTGCTTCTCATACTTCTTGACCATGTCGTCATAGACTTCTTGTAAGACGTCTCTTATATGAAAGATATCTTTGTCGTCTCTTCCGCATATAAGTCTGAATACCCGGTCATGCAAACGAGTCAGTGTCTCTTGAGCATCAGGACTATCAAAGCATTCTTGATTAGTGGCGTAAGTTATCTTGATAAGCTCTCTAAGCATATATTTATTCTTTAGCTCTTGGATATAAGTCTCAATGCTTCCGAAGACAGAATCCATTCGAGATAAGTCCACGATGTACATCTCTCCGCCTGCGCTCTGTAAGCGCCCCGTATTACGCAGATGCTGGCTAACAGTAACCATATCGATAGACTTATGCTCGTAGTAAAGAGACAGCATGGCGTTGAAGATAGTCTCATGTCTGACGTCATAGAAATACTCGGGCTTGACCTTCTCCAGATGAATGTCAAGAATTTCCCCTGCCACAAGGAAGGCGGACAGGATGGCTTGTTCTACCTGCAAAGAAGACGGTGGGCATTTGGCGGACATGTCTATTTCCATGGGACTAACTCCTTTAACTTGCTGCTTTACTACTTAAGGACGCGAACTTCTGCCGCCAGATAGCAGACTCAAAGACATCAGCCTCATACTGAAGCTGACCTTTGCTCTTGACTAGCGCTGGAGGCGATATAGTACTAGTACTAATTAGATCTCTATATAAAATAAACAATCTAATACTTAGTACTAAATCGCTCCCCGCGGCTGCCAAGACCTTAGCAACTGTCTTTTGACAAGCCTTGGCCTTAAGAGCCAACTCCCTGTTTGAAGGAAATCGCCCTGTTTCTTTATAGAAATCCATTGTGGCTGCCAAGACACGCTCGGCTGCATCTCCTGCGCGTTTTCTATTCGCCGCGTAAAGATGTTTTTCCGTTAGGTTGCCTTTTGGCTGCGGTTTGGTATAATGAGACATAGGTGCAAAACCTTTTGGTAATAGAGTCTTCTTAGTGGGGGACTCTATTATTCTATGCCAACTTTTCACTTTTTTGCTAAGATGCTTCCATGAGCAAATCTATTCTTAAACGTCCAGTCTTTCAAGAAGACCCTATCCAGCAAGCAGCTGAACAACAGCGCTATTTCGGCGGACTTGGCCAACCCAAAGCCCCGGGGTTGTCAGCGGACGATAAATATGCACATGAGAAAAATTTACCCTCCGAAGAAGAAGGAAACAAGAAACTTGAATACTTCAGCAAAGGATTTGAAAAGACGTCAAGAAGCGGATCGTTTGCAAAAGCAGGCGCTAGCGCTGCTATTTTCCCGAACGGACTTAAATTCGCCTCTGACTTCATCGATAATGAAGCCACGCCAGGGCGTCATAAACTGCCTGGGAAGCCTGATAAAGTCGTTCCTAAGCAAACCCGCCAGGTCGAGACGCCGCGTGCCGCTGTAGTCATTGCAGACCGCTGTATGGACTGCATGGAAATCGTCGATCCACACGACGCACATATCAACTTGATATTCGTCACTGAACGAGAAAGTCTTAAACTGAACGCTCTGGGGCTCAAATTCGGGGACCCTATACTCGATTTGATATGTAATAAGTGCCAAAAAGAGATGGATCAATATCGCTATATGTCTATGCCCTTGGTATTCAAAGGCTCATTGTTTAGCCCAGACGAGATGAAGACTATCCAGAAGTGGTCTCCACAACTGGGCATCCATTCCGGTACCCAGATTCGGCTTGGAGATTGGAAAAAAATTAAGCGCATTGAGAACATCTGGAATCATACTTCTGGGCATATAATTAACCATCGGCTTCGAGGGGATGACACAATATTCCGCAATGATAGAAAAACTAGACCCGATGTCCACATTGAAAGAGCGGCAAGTTGAGACTGACTGGGAAAAACTCGCTAATAAAATTACTGTCATCACATTGGGTCTTGAACAGAACATGAAAGCTATGAACAAGAAATTAGACGGACTTATTGCTAACTCACAGGCTAATGACAATAGAGAAAATTATCACCAATGACGATGACATCAGAATGATTTCTGAAGACTTAAATGACTCTATTGCTACCACGCCTGGATTTCTTCAGCCCGTACCTCTTCTCCTAAAAGTCCATGAACAAACCCCACCTCAGCTTATTAATCTGCTTACTAAAGCTCATGGTGACATCTGGACACTCTGCAAACGTTTTGAAGGTTCCACACAACACGTGGTATTTGCCATCGAATCTGCAATGGACAATGCCCCCCCTGAAGCACAAGTCCAATGGAATAAAATACTCGAACTTTTCCAACGTAGCCGGATGCGTCTTGTGCAGCGCAAGGCGATTGCTTTTCTTGAAGAGCAAGAACCGTCAGAAGAAAACAAACAGTTCAAAGACTACCTTGCCTATTCCAAACTTGCCTTGAATGACTTGTTTGTGTCGGCCGCTCAATTAGCCAAGAAACGTATTGACAACGAAGAGCCTGAAGATATACCGTTGAATAACATCTTGCAGGATTTTAGAAGTGCCCAGTCTGATAACACGCCAGAATGATTTATCCGCTACTCTAAGAGAAATTAGAGAGCTAGCTAACCAAGATATCGACAAACTTGTTGAAGACTATATCTGGATAGCCAACAAATTAGGACGGCACGTCAGATTTAGATATAACTTTAGCCAACGCAAACACATGGCTTGGCGCAATAGTATGTACGACGGCAAACGACCCGTCAGAGGCTGGGAATTAAAATTTAGACGTGCCGGCATCACAGCACTGGAATCAGCCCACTTGTTCGCTAAGACCTGGGCTAGAGACAACTGGCGTGCTGCTATCATCGCTCACCAAGAAGATAGAGCCGCTGAAATTCTACAGAACTGCAAATACTATTACGAATCGCTGCCCAAACAAATGCAGTTACAGTTGTCTAAGGACAATGTCTTTGGTATCAAGTATGAGCAAACTAAAGGCGGTGTCTTAATCGGTACCGCTAAAAATCCAATTAAAGTTAGAGGTGATGGTGCTCAAGACGTTCTTCTTAGCGAAGGCGCTCACTACGAAGAAAACTTCAACAGAGTTCTAAAAGAAATTAGTCCTATTGTTCCCATTCATCCAAGTACCAGCATAATTATAGAAACTACTGGAACACGCCGCGGTTCTGAAGCTCAACTGCATTATCAAGCTTCTAAAGAAGGCTACACTGAATATCTCACCAATTTCCTAAAATGGCTTGAAGATCCCGAATATTCTCTGCCATTTGATGATATGGCCCACCAAAATAGAATCATGTCTTTAATTGCCGATACTTGCCCACAACTCGCCGAGAAAAATAAATTCTATAAACTTACACCTGGGCAATGCCATCAAGCCTGGATGTTCTATCACTTCCAATCTAAAAATGACTTTGATTACTTCACTAGAGAATTTCCCTATGTAGAAGATGATGCTTGGACAACTGGCGGGTATAGCTTCTTTGGCAACATGGAAATCAATATGGCTAAGCCATTAGCGCCTTCGTGGATATTTGCCCTTGGTGATAAACTTGGGCAATGCTTCACAAGTTTTGACGAATTGCATTCAATGCAAAAGGTGGACAACTATGACATCCAACCCAATATCAAACTCTGGTCGTTTGCCGCGCCCAATGCCAAATATACCATTGGCTGTGACCCTTCATATGGCGAGGACGGCTCCGACTATTCTTCAATCTACGTCCTTGACACCTATACTAGACAGACAATGGCCGCTTATCATGGCCGCACGCAACCGCATGAAACAGCGGCGATAATGGTCAGCCTTGGCCGGTTGTATAACATGGCCCAGCTTATCCCCGAGACTAATCCCGGTGGCGGCGGCTTGACACTATTACAAGAAATCAAACGATTGCACTATAATCGCATATACCGCTGGCGTACTAGAGATAGCATCGAAGGACACAAGTTAACCAATAAAGCCGGTTGGTACACGCATGAAAATTCTAGAGCCATCATGCTTGGCGAAATGCGTCGCATGTTTATTGACACGATGAACAGCAAAATCCCTGAATATGGCATGTTCAGAGATATAGCTTTGCTGGACGAAATGAGAACATTTGTTCCTCATCCACGCACCGGAAAGCCACAGGCTTTAGAAGGTTGTCACGATGACCGAGTATGTGCCTGGGCAATTACAAACCAAGGTTGTGCTGACCAGACTTACGCCGGCGCTCACGATATTTCAAAGTCGTATCATAACTTCCAGGCTTCTCCAACCTATGGACAAATTCGGGCTGGCAGTAATCCAAGACGACCCGGTAGACAATTATCACCCGATGCTATACTAAATCAATTCATGAAGCCCAATATGGGATTTGAAATAGACAACGAGGCAAGAATTACATGGCAGTAAAAGATAAAAATGTCCCTAATATAGCCGCTGAGCTTACTAAAGCGATGGTTTCCGGTGAATATGACGACGATGGCAACCCGAATGTTTCTACTGAACCGCTGCCCAAAAACGAAGTTTTAGATACTCGCTCTTATCAGGACGCCGCGGCCGCAAGAGCAGCAATTGCTCCCCACATGGCTTATGCCAACACTGCTAGCGACCCTAGTTTTTCCGAGAAAATCAAAGAAGAATGGCAAGATCTGGCCGGCAGAATGAAAGCCGTGAAACTTCCGGATCTTCGAGTAAATGTTCTTGGCACTAAAGGCGATATTGCGGGCAGCACTTTCATGCACGGCAACGTTATCGACCACAAAGGCGCTGTTAAAGTTCTAACTGAACTCTGTGGCGCTAAAAGAATCTCTCAATTAAAGAAACTTGCCACACGAGCCAATCAAGAACACAAGCCTATCCTTTGGCTAGGACAGCAATTCACCATAGAACTGTTTCAGCCCTATACCCACAAAATATTTCAGGCTCTACAAGACTCTAAAATAGAGCTTCCGCCAATGCCGGACGCTGAATTTGCCCGGGAATGTATCCATAGCGTATTTGACTATACTGTTGCTGAAAAACTCGATACTGTAGCTCTAAATAACCGCATGGACGTCTATCCTGTCTTTCTGTACATCTTCGATATGATGCTTAATCGCCATATGGAACGTCTCAAAGTCAAAGCCGTGGCCAGTACTTGGGATGCCATCAAAGAATACGAAGAAAATGAGGCGAAGAATGCCGCATGAGCTTAGAAGGGTCAGTCATACTCGTTTGTTTGTTCACGGCTATTGTTCTAGTCTCTCAATACAAGCTCATTCTTGAGCCTGCTTTTGATCATATTAAAGAGCAAATGCAAGAATTAAACGAACGACTGAAAAATCTGCAGCCTGAACCGCCTACTCGGTCAATTAAGTTCCAGGATCGCTCTCCGCGTCCATCGTTAGTTGAAAAAAGCTCCGAAGAATTGACAAAAGAAGCGGTGACTAAAAGCGTAGTGTCTGATAAAAAGCGCCTCACACTTGAAGAAGTTAACGATCAACTGCATAGACTGGCGTAGGTAATACTGTGGATTGGAATGATGTTGATAAATTCACTCCAGAGCTGTACGAAGAATATATCCGTGCGCCAGCTTGGGAATTAGACGGGGAGTTCGTTGATGAACAAGAACAAAACCAATACATGGGAGACTTCGTCAAGCAGCTCGTCCAGCAATCAAAAGCTAAAACTGCTCGTTGGGTTAAAGGAGCAAGAAGAGATATTGAGACGCTGGAAACTCTCACCGAGGGGACCGTTGGCGTATTCGATCTGGCGGGTTCACTTGCCGCTCAACCAATTCCTTTTGCTCGCGCTCATATCAAAGAACAAGTCGCTTTATTATCCAATAATCCACCTATACCTACAGTTGTTGCTCTACAAGAGTCCCAGCAGCCTTACGTTAATGCCTTAAATCAAATCATCGCCGTTATTCTAAAGCAGTCTAAATATCCGGTCATGACCTTCAATGGTCACTACGACATTCGCTTTTACAACGCTACTTGCTTTAAAACAAGCATCGATCCCTTTAGACGTGGCCCGTTCAATCAAGAAGGACGCATCTGCATCAATAAATGCGACTTCCGAAATCTTGCTTTAGATCCTGATGCGCGCGTTATGCACTGGTCGGACATGGATTACATCATCGAAACACATGAAATGGAGATAGGCGAGATACGTTCTCAATATCCTTTGCGGGGATTTCTTGTTGATCCTGAAGAAACTGAATTAACTGACATGGCAACCCCCAGTTTCTATGACCAAGGCGATTATATTCAGTCTCCACAGCCCAAGTTAGCCAAAGATTTAGTGCTCAGAAAGCAGAAAATCCCTGTCTATGAATGCTGGCTTAAGGATAGTCGTCTTAAATTCGTCCCCAATACTACGAGCGCCCCTTATGAACTAGATGACGATGGTCATTTGGTCGGTAATTTCAAGATGCGCTTTCCGGATGGGCGTCTCATTATTGTTGCCGGGGGTGTTGTACTTAAAGATATCCCTAATCCCTATGCGCATGGTCAGTTTCCCTATATTTTTGCCCAAGGCAGTCCTAATGCGACTCCGTTTACTCTGGGTGACGCTGCCGATATCATGACTGTAACCCGCAAGATAAACGACATTCTTAAACGCATACACAAATACGCACAGTCAGAAATAGAAAGACCTATTGTTGGCGATGAAGGCGCAATAGCTGACCCAAATATCCGAGAAAGTATCCCTAACACTTCGGATTACTTCTTGGAATTGACTCAAGGTGCTCAAATTCATCGTATGGAACCAACTGATATTCCGACTTTTGTCATGCCTTACGTAGCTAGCCTCCAAGCCGCACTAGATTTAGTGAGCGGTTCTTCCACTATCATGAAAGGCATCCTGCCTCCTGGCGCTCAACTTGGCGGCGATACTGTCGATCAAATGAAACAACAAGCTTCAGCACGTATGGCCACTGAAGTTCAATACTGGAACGCTGCCGTTGAAGAACTTGGCTATCAATTGGCATGGCTGTGCCGGCAAACTATGGACGAAAATATCAAGATAACTACTCTTTTGCCAGACGGTACCCCTGAAACTATCGATTGGAAATCCGACCGTAAGATATTCGAACGAGGCGATCCAAATGAGATTGCTCGCCTTCGTGCGCAAGAAGACTACTTAGTAGAAATCAAAGCAGGAACTGGTGAACCTAACGGAAAAGAGGGACAGGACGCGCGTTTGAAAGATATGTTTAGACTCAATGCAATAGATAGACAAGCATACTTGGATGGCATAGAATTTAGCGGACGACAAAATATTCTGCCTCGTATGCGCCAGAAAGAAATAGAAGATATCACTGCAATGGGTGCAGCAAAACAAATAGGTGTAGGGCTTAGAAACGAAATTAAGAAGACCGAACCTAAGAAGAATCCAGGAAAATAATGCCGTTAGTCAATTCTAGTAGTGATAAAGCCAGAAGCGAGAATATCCGCCGTGAAATTGACGCTGGAAAACCGCCAAAACAAGCTGAAGCAATAGGTTATTCGGTTCAGCGTAAGTCAGAAAAAGGTCGCAAGATGACTGGAAGGAGAAAGTAATGGGATATTCAGGTTCAAACGGATTATCAACAGTTTTGCCTAATTGTGGAGGCTCATTCGGTGTCCATAGTCCTGATACTTCTCAATCATTGGTGCAACATTCTCAAATCACTTTAAGTTCAGCCCAAATCTTGGCTATGTATGTTACTCCGGTTCAACTTATCCCGGCTCCAGCAACCGGACTATCCATAGTTGTAGACAGATGGCGACTTAGAATGATAGCTAGCGCTACTGCCTATGCTTCTGGTGGCGCTGTGAATATTCAATATGGGAATACTGGTTCTGGCGGTGGAACTGCTCTAGGCGGTACCGCCGCTGCTGCGTTGGTAACTACCGCGACTCCTGGGACTGTTGATTCGCAAATCTCCTTAGGTGCAAGCACTCAGACTTTGACTCAAGCATCAGGGGTATTTATTACAAATGCTACTGGCGCGTTCACAACTGGTACTGGCACTGCTGTAATAGATATATGGTTTGCAATCAATTAGGTGATATATGAACGGTGGACAAGGCGCAGGTAATCCGTTATTAAGTGCTGCTGTTGCCGGTATGCAACAAGCCCCACCGCCGGCACCCCAAGGTCCGATTATGCCTAATGCTTTTCAACCCAAGGGGGCACCGGGGGCTGTAAACGGCAAGCAGCCGATGCCAAAAGTAGAAGTTTTGACCACAATGGTTGACCAATTAAACCAAATTGGTAGTATATTTAACAATCAAGGGGCGAATGACATCGCCGCTGACTGTTATGAGGCAGCTGGAAAAGTAAACGAGATACTAGTAAAACTGCAAAGTTTGTCACAGCAAGGGATGTAAGTCCCCTTTTTTTACCAATATAGTTCGATAGTTCCCAAACCATAGTACGGAGATTCTTGTGAATACTGAATTAGAAGGCGACGCTAAAACTGGACCAAATGTATTTGATTCAATCTCGCAGAAGCTTGCTTCTCTAGATGGCGAATTCAACACCATGAAGGGTTTTGGTCTACAAGGCTTGATGGACCAGGCTAAAGAAAAAGAAGAAGCGAACGAAGTTGCGCAAAAAGTGATAGTTACGGATGTCACGGAACCTAAATCTATTCCTGACAACTATGCTCCTCTTAATACTTCTATTCAGAAGCTTAGAGAAGATACTCAAAGCGAACTGGGCAGAATCGCTAACAAGATAGAACAGATTGCCGTTACTCCGCGTCAGCAAGTAACAGGCGAAGGACAAGAACTCACCTTCGAGCAGCGTCGGATCCAAGAATTAGAGTCCAGACAGGCTACTTCTGAACTACGCAACGAATGGTATCGCGCTAAGAGCGCTTTGGACCGAGCAAGAAGCGCTAATCCTGATTTTACATACACCGAAAACGATTTGACTGCCGAATGGAATAAATATATCGGCAGTAACGTCGCAGTAGCGGCACAAGCCGACTGGGATCATTTCTTGAAGACCAAATACATGGAGAGCAAAGCTCCAGAATGGCGCAGAGACTCAGAAGAAGTCAAAACTCTTAGAGAAGAAGTAGCTAAACTGAAAAACAACCGTAATACAGTTGCCGATGTTATGTCTATGCCGCGTGCTGCTAAGAATATTGTCACGAGTAAGGCTAAAGACGAGAAGTCTATGGCTATTGACGAAGATGTCTATCAGAAAGTCCGTCTGAAGTTTCCGAAAGGGCGCTTCATTGGTATTACTAAATATGCTGATGAAGTTCAGCAACGTAAATCAGCTTAGGCTA